ACTTGCAACAGAAGTGCTTTGAAATATTCGCACCTATTTCAGAGAACATGAAGCAGTGATCATTTGATATTTGATACTGAACAATCTCTTTCGAGTTTCGTGAACCAAAAAGTGACCGAGAATAGTTCGATTTGAATGCTTTTTGTTTCTTTGTTTCAAAAATTATGGAAAAAACTATTCTTGCTTCTGTTCGTATACTTGCACTAGTGGTGATCGTAAAATCATTCGCTGTTCGATGTGTACCTTCAAGCATAGTGATCGATCAAAAAACAGAAACAATCATCACCAGTCTTGACTGTGATAAGTGAAGTGCATTCATTCAATCATGATTTGACTCGTGAGTACATTTCGTGACTGGTGACTATAGCGTATGGACGTGAAAAACACCTTCGTTTGATAAGGAATAGCATATGTTCAACATCTGTTCAACACACGTTCATCGTATGTTCAACACATGTCGAACACGTGTTCAACACATGTTCGTTTTTATCATCTGCACAGCATTATGCAAATTACTATCACCAATCAAGCGCTTCAATGTGTTTACATCACCGCAAATCAGCACAGGGAAAAAACGCAAGAAAGAATCTTTGTTCTTGATCGTCTGTTTGATGCTATCGAAGACATTGTTTGAGAGTTTGAAGTTCAGATCAAAAAAATGAAGGACGAAGGCGATGAACTAACAAAAAGAAGTGAAAACACTGCATTGAAGCAGGAAGAAAGAAAAAAAGCTTCTGAAGAGATAATCGAGCTAGACAAGAACTTTCAAGCTGTATACTACGCACGTGTAGCTATCGAGCTTCAAAAAGACGTTGTCGAAATGATGAAAGATGTTTTGACCGTTGCTATCGAAGCTGAAAAGATAGCATGAAGAAGAAATATCAAGTGTGTTTCAGAAGCATTGTTTGCAATAGATGAATATCTTGCAAACGCATAGGTATTCACTACACACAGTTCGACGGGTGTCACAACCAGTCGGCGCATTCGATGCGTTGTGCAGTGGAAAAAAGACGGCTATGAATTCGCCGTCTTTTTTATTTTGTCTTGAAATCACGCTTCTGCTTTGTATATTCGAAACAATCATTTTATCACTGCACAACAAAATGATCGTATTATCACTATTTGATTGAATCTCCTGCGCGCGCGTTGCTTTGGAACGTGCGTGAATCAAGGTAGATGCGTACTATGCAAGTGAAATCGACAAGTATGCAATCAAAGTTTCTCAAAAGAACCGAGATGATGTCTATCACATAGGGAACGTGAAAGATGTTTCTTGACTTTGTTGAATGCTGAAAACACCACGATGATTCTGACAGATAAATTCAGAACCAAAAACAGAAGACTGAATCTGAATTTCGAAGATCGAACTTCTGATCTGATGATCACCGTGTCAAGATTTATCAATCGCGAAGAAAGACCGCAAATGACTTGACGGTGAACGCTCTTGACTGTTTCGGGAATACGTTCGCATCTTAAAAGAAACGAAGCCGAAGCGATTCATTCTTGAAAATGTCGCATCTATGCCGAAGGAAGCGAAAGCAATCATCACTGCTGAACTATGAGTCGAACCGATCATGTTCGATGCTGCGCTTGTTTCTGCACAGTCACGCAAACGTCTATTTCGAACGAATATACCAGGCGTAATACTACCAGCTGATAAAGAGATAATGACAGAAAGTATAATAATAAAACAACGTAATGGCGAATTTGCGACATCATGCTCAAAAAAAGAAAGAATGTTTAAGGCAACAAAAAAATTCCAAACAATTACAGCATCTTATTACAAGTGAATAAGGGCAGATGGAAGACCAGCAGTAAGTATTTCTGAAAGCACTCTAGACTTGAATAGATGAGATCATAGAATGCTAATCCCAATCGAGTGTGAACGTCTTCAATGACTACCCGACCAGTATTCAGCTTGAATCAGTAATGCGCAAAGATACAAGTGCTTGTGAAATGCCTTCAATGTCGACGTGATTGCACATATTCTTTCATTTATTCCAAAAAAATAATGAAAAAAGATAGTAACACAAATACCGATGATGTCAACACACAGATCGCAGACCGCTGAAAGTACATTGAAGAATTCATTGACAATTCGTGATTTTTCGGACAACACAAGGAAATTGACAGAAGGAAAATAATACTTGGCGTATTTCTTGCATTGCCTTCTGAAATCAAGAATTGAATGACACAAGAAATGCTTGCTGTATATCTCGAAGTATGAATCAATACTTTGACAGCTCGAAGATATAGCGTCGAAGTTTGAAGGATTCAGAAAGCTGCTTGCATGCAGTTTCTTCAATGTAATTCAACTACAAGAGTTCTTGACTATATTGTATCAATGGCGACTGGTGAAACAGACTTCAACCCTGCGCCTGCACAGAAGCTATACTTGCAGTTCATCGAATGACGGTCTGAAAAGATTGCGCTTGATACAGAATCGCCGATCACGATTGTTTTTGGTGGGTGAAAATCTTCGTTTGTCAATCAGACTGAAGAAGTAGATGAAAAGAAGAAGACCAAAGCAACACCAGTCAAAACAACTGACACAACAAAGTGATCAGTGAAGAGAAAGATTTCACGTCTTGTCGACACAGCGAAATGAAAGAAGAAATAGTCGAGATATACGCGAATCCCCAGGAACGTCAGATCGCGTTCTTTAATTCGCGTGCAAAATATCGCTTGTACGGCTGACAAAAGTGATGATGAAAGTCACGAGCGATGCGCGCTGAAGTAGTTCGTCAAGCACTGTCTTGAAAGGTTCGTTGACTTGTTCTGCGTAGAACAACAGACGAAATTCAAGAAAACATGCTGCAACCGATGATGCTTGAAATACCGTGAAGAATATACAAGCGACATGAAAAGCGCTGAATCATGAAGTTTCATAATTGATCGACGGTGAAGTTCTGATATTGCAGGAATCTGAAAGACGTGCTTCAGTACCAGTGAGTTGAGTTCGACTTCATCTGTATTGAAGAGCTGACGCACCGATCTGAAGAAGAATTCAGAATCTTGATGTCTTCACTGCGTTCGTCAAAGAAGTATGTCAAGCCGAATTTCTTCTGATCGACAAACCCATGATGACGCGGTCACTGACGGGTGAAGCGCTTGCGAATCAATAGAGATTTCAACACCGATGAAGACCCGAATGAATACGACTTCATACCCGCTTCGATCTACGACAACGCCTATCTTCTGAAAAACAACCCAGAATATCTGAAGTCATTGCTTGCACTCCCTGACAAACTGCGTCGTGCGTATCTTGAAGGAGATCGAGATGTATTTGCATGACAGTTCTTCACTGAATTCAGACGTTCAATTCACGTCATTGATACGCCGTTCATTCCGACCGAATGAATTGTCAGACGCATCATCTGTCTCGATTACTGATTCACAAACCCGTCTGCGGTATATCGACTTGCACAAGATTCGCAGTGACAAGTCTTTGTGTATCGTGAACTGTATGTCACTTGAAAAACATACAAGCAGCTATACCTGCAAACCAAAGCAATGACGTCAAGACACGAAAAAATTGACTTTGTAGTTGCCGACCCTGCTGTCGTGAACAAGAAGTCAGAAACGTGATGATTGACGTTCAAACAAACACGAACATGATTCCGCGTGATACCAGGAAAGAATGCACGTGTCGATTGACGATCACTGTTCCGCGATTACATTCACGAAACTGTTACGTGAAACGGCTTGTCAATAAAATTTATGTCGAACTGCAAAGCTGCAATTCGTACCATTCCCGAGCTTGTTCATGACGAAGTGAACGTCGAGGACATAAACACAAAAGGAGAAGACCACGCGGGCGACTCGATCAGATACTGACTTGTTGCATTGTGAAGGAAAAAACATACAACACAATGAAGCGTCCAAAGCAAACCGCAACAACTTACTGTTGCAAAGATAGACAAAATGATCAAAAAAAGGGAAACATATTCCACAAATAATTTCATCTGAAAAAACTTTTAGTATTTCACATCGTTCATGTCAACAGCAGAAACAAAGAAGAAAAAAAGTGTTCAGTTGACAAGGTGAAAAACATCGGGGAAAGCTCCCGAAAAAGAGAAGACCATGTGAAGCATAGGTGCATCGTGAACCGCGATCACCTCTTGAATGATCGTTGAAGACTACAATCAGACGCTGTCGTGAATTGAATGAATGAGAAAGTACGATCAGATGCGTAAAAGTGACGCACAGGTCTTTGCGACAATGCTTGCGTGCGAACTACCAATCAGATCGACAAAGCGGTTCATTGATGCTGCACGTGATGAGAATGATGAAGTTTCTGAAGAAGCACAGCAGGTCGCAAAATTTGTCGAAAACATTTTGTTCAATACGATGTCGATCACACGAGATTCGTTGTTGTCAGAAATATTGACAATGCTACCGTTTGGCTTCTCGCTATTTGAAAAAGTATACAAGCTTGAAAACGGTCAGATTGTGCTTGAAAAGCTTGCTTCAAGAAAACAAAGTACAATCAGACGTCGAACAACTTCAGAAGGTCTTGTATGAGTTGAACAGATATTGCCGTATACAGACGAAGACAATATTGCTGAATGATTTGTCGATATCCCTGCTGAAAAGCTTGTGTTGTTTACCTTCAGACAAGAGGGCGACAACTATGAAGGCGTTTCGATATTGCGTTCTGCATACAAGCACCGACGGTATAAAGATAATCTGTACAAGTTCGATGCAGTGAAACACGAACGCCAGTCTGTCTGAATACCAGTAATCCGACCCGCAGAAAATGCGTCTGAACTTGATATCGAGAAAGCAAAAGAAATCGTCAAAAATATTCGTGCGAATGAAGAAGGCGGAATCGTGATGCCTGGTCCAAAATCAGCATGACGGGAAATAGAGTTCTTGTCGATGAACGCATGAAGTACGTCAGACTTGCGAACGTCTATAAATCACCACAATCGTGAAATCAGCAAGAACATTCTTGCACAGTTTCTTGAATTATGAAACACTGAATCGTGAAGTCGCTCACTATCAGAAGACCAGTCTGATTTGTTCTTGCTTTGCTTGACTTCAGTTGCGAACCATATCTGCGACATATTCAACAGATACATCATTGCCGAACTTGTTGACTACAACTTCAGCGTTGCATCATATCCACACTTGAAGTTCAACAAGCTGTGAAACGTAGACTTCACAAAACTATCATGAGCATTGTCGACGCTTTCGACATGATGATTGTTGACCCCCGATGAAAATCTTGAAGTTCGACTTCGCGACGTTCTTGATTTGCCTTCGAAAGTTATTGAAGAGGGTGTAGCAGAACAACAAGATGAAGAGAAGGTCCAAAAGAAACCTACTGTCGAAGTGGAAGAAGAAGAGGTTATTCAAAAACCAGTAAAAGCACATGATCATTCACATGACGGCGTGTGACACTTCGATGAAGACTATCGAGCGATCTCGCAGATGTTCGACAACCGCTTCATCATCTCATTGAAGAAAGAAGCAGAAAACGGCGATTCATACGCCGATCTAAAAAAAAAATGATTCAAAGCTAACGACTACGAAAAACTAGCGTTCAGACCACTGACATTCGCTGAACGCAAAGTCAACTTCGTTTCTTTGAAGAAATCGCTTGATACTTTCGAAACAATTCTTGATGAAAAACTGAACGAGATCACAGCAGAAATGAAAGAAGACTTGCTGAAGCAAGTCAAAAAAGCCGTCGAAGAAAACGACATCGCAGCAGTGTGACAGATCAGTGCAAAGTACACAGGAAAGCTTTCTTCTGCATTGACCGAAGTTCAAAAAGAAATGTTCGAAATCGGGAAGAAAACGGCAGCTGTCGAAATGAGTGTGCAAGTTCCACCGACAAGAAAAGAAGTTCGCGGTGCGTTGCGTGTTCAAAATGACAATATCATCGACGCATTCACCAACGACATAGAGACACAGACGAAAGCAGCAGTGTTGACGGTTGTGAACAACAATTCGTGATCTATAACAGCTGCACAAGCTTCAAGTGCTGTTGCTGCTGCATCACAGACAATCGACGCAGTTGTCACCAAGGTTGCGAACAATCTGAAGACATTGTGACTGATCGGTGCGGTGAATCTGTGACGTGCAACGATATTTGAAAGATACCCCGAGAAAGTATACTGATATCAGTATAGTGCAATTCTTGATGATCGCACAACCGACTATTGCAGAAGTCTTGACGGTCGTGTCGTGAAACCATGATCAGCAGAATTCTTCAAGTATATGCCGCCGAAGCATTACAACTGCAGATCGCTTCGAGTAGAAATACTGATCGATGAAACATTCAAACCTGCATTCACTTGAATACCGTCTTCTATTCCTGCACCCGCAACGATCGACATATTCAAGCCGTTGAAAGTACCAGTCTTGATGAAATGATCACCTGCGATCAAAACATTGCAAGTCGAGATCAAACAACGCAAAGAAAAGCTTGAAGAGTTGAAGACAGCAAACCAGTATCCAAATCGCCAAGCAGCGCATGAAGAGCGTATCGAACAGCTTGAAACAGCACTCGCGAAAGCAATGACAGAAGAACTGTACAACGAAACAAAACGTCTTCTTGTAGCTGATTGAATTACTTTCACTTCCAAATCTGAATAATGCAAACAGTTCTCATTGTTTCAGTAGATGAAAATGGTATTGTCGACGTAAAGTACGACGACCCGCATAACGTGTGAATTCAAGTGTTGTGATGAATCGAGCTTGCGAAAACTCTCGTTCTCGAAAAGCTCATGAATACGGTTGTCACAAAGACTTGAAATCAGAAGCGAAAACCACAAGAAGAAAGTGTTTCGAAAGAAGAGATGATTTGATTGCTTTTGAAACACCGAAAGAAGATAGAAAGTCGTATAGACGCAGTTAGTAAAGCCGATGAAAGTCAGTCATTCACAGTCAACAAATCTTTATTTGATGAAATATAAATGAATCTTGAAGCAATCATCGCAAAGTTCGCTGAAGACGCAAAGGTCGATGCAAAGCTTGCAAAGCGTATCATTGACAAGCTTGCTGAAAACGAACTGTCTGTCGAGAAGATGAACAGTATCATTCGACGCTTGAAAGATTTTTTTGTGAAGAACGAATACTGAAGTTTCTTGTCAAAGCTGAAAGACGATACGATTCAGAAGGTAGTTGACGAAATGATCGCTGATGAAATGCGTATGCAGGTAGAACGTGCAGAAGACTACAAAGAAACGTCAATGCGGTTGTTCAATGAATTCAATGAAGAATGAAAAGAGTACAAAGCAGGCGATGAAGTCAAGATTCAGATCATGCGTACAGGTGAACGAAATCACCCCGCGTACTGAAAAGTGACTGTCACGAAAGATGTGATCAAAGATGTTGTGAAGAACTTCAAAAACCGCGAAAGATGAATCGACCTTGCTGTCGACGAAAACCACGAATGAAATCACAGATCACTTGCACGATTCAAAGATGTATATGCTGAAGGAAAAGAAGCGCTGTTTGCGATTCTGAAGCTGACGAAGAAAGGTGCAGAACTATTGACAGAAGGTGCGTACAAATACTTTTCACCAGAAATAGTATTCCAGAAAAAAGATGAAGAAACTTGAAAAATACAAAAGAATTTGCTTTTGTGAGGTGCTTTCACGAACAGACCGTTCTTCAAGAACATGCAACCGTTGTTTGCGACTGAAGCAGCCGACACAAAAACAAACGAATTTTCAAAAACTTCTTCTGTATTTTTATTCAATCAAAACTGACCCATGAAAACATTGATTCAATTGCTTGCGAAGTTTGGTGATACATCTGTGATCAGCAAATCTGAACAAGAAACAATCAAGAATCTTTTCGCTGAACTTGATACTTCTGAACAAGAACAATTCAAGGAACATGTTGACGAAGCGCTTGCGTTCAACGCATCTGAAGAATCTAATGAAGGTTCAGACGATGAGGAGGACAAAGACACTGACGAAGACAAGGATTCTGAAGATGAAGGTGACGATGCAGGTGATGACGACGCTTGAAAAAGCGATGACGCAGCTGATGACGTTCCTGGTGATCTTCCCGAAGTCAAAGCGAATGAAGATTGAATGTACACATTCAGCGAAGAGCAAATGAGCTTGTTCAAGTGAATCATCTCGAAAGCTTCTGCAACCGTTGCAGCTGCAAGAAAAGAAAAGATCACGTCACAAGTTCAATGACTTGCCTTCAATGAAAAAACAAAGAAATGACTTGTTCTCCCTTCGAATGTTGAAGGTGTTGTGAACTTCGCTCTTTCGTTAAACGAGAAGCAAAGCGATCAATTCTTCAAGATCATGAAAGCACTGAAAGTCGTTGCTTTCGGTGAAGTATGACATGCAAAAGAGGTAAAGAAATCTGTTGAAACAAGTGATGAATATAAGTTCTTCACTGAAAAGATGCAGATGACACCCGAAGAAGCAAGACAAGCGATTGAGCTTGCAAACAGTAAAGACAGCAAATAGTTCTTTGTATTAAAACTTTTATTCACTTTTTTCTATTCATGGGAGCAAAAACAATCGCGAATGATACCGCAAGAAAACCTGGTGACGTCGTCGCTTACCCAGTCGCTGCATCTGCATCGAAAATCTGGAAAGGCGCACCTGTATTTGTAAACTCTAGCGGTTACGCATACAGTAACGACGGTACAACCAACACTTTGGCAAACGGTGATATGTTTGTTGGGTGGGCAGATGATACTGTTGAATCTACATCTGCAAACGGTGGTGCATATATAAAAGTACGAGCGACAGGAACTGTTGTCGTGCCTATAGCTGCAACTGCAGCACAAACCGACGTCGGTCAAAATGTTTTCGTAAACAACAACACTGACAATGCGCTTGTATCTTTGACTTCACATGCGTCAAACCCGCAAGTGACTGTTGGTCAAATCTTAGAAATCATTGACGCTACACACGTTAGAATCAACACAAACGGTGTGTATACTGTTGCAGCAAACGGTGCCTAATCTGAATAATCACTGCACGATATATTCAAGCGTCTTTTGATTTTTATCTGCTTTTTTTCTTCCATGCTTAGACATTCAGACGTACCGAAAATGATGACCGCAGGTTTGAAGACAATATTCTTCAATGCTGCGAAGGCGTACACACCTATGTACACAGAACTTGTGACAGAAGTGAAATCAAACAAGAAATCAGAAACTTACGGGTGGTTAGGTAGCACACCAAAACTCCGCAAGTGGAGAGATGAGAGAGCGCCAAAAGCTCTTATTGAAAACGGCTTCACTCTGATCAATGAAGACTATGAAGCGTCAATTTCTGTTGACAAGAATGCAATGGAAGATGACGAATACGGTCAGATCAAAGTTCAAGTCGGTATCATGGGAAATGCAGCAAAAAAGTGATACGATGAAGCGTTCACTTTGACTGTTGAATCTGGTACTTCTAACCTTTGCTACGACGGTCAGAACTTTTTCGACACCGATCATGCTGAAGGTGAGGAGTATACGACGGCACAAAGCAACAATTTGACGGGAACTGCTTTGACTGTTGCAAATGCAAAAGTTGCATACGCTGCAATGTGTGCATTCAAGAACGACAAGTGACAACCTGCAGGAGTGCGTCCGACGCATATCATGGTTCCTGAAGCGCTTCGTTTCACTGCTGAAGAAATCTTCAACCCACAAGGTACAGGTGACACCAACGCAAACACGTCAATGAAGGGGCTTTGCAAAATCATTGTAAACCCATACTTGACAAGTGCAACGACATGGTTTATGCTTGACCTTTCACAACCAATCAAGCCGTTTATCTATCAGAACAGACAAGAATTGACGTTCGATACTGATTTGACAAATCTTTTCATGAGAAGAGAATTGATCTACGGTGTTGATGCAAGATTCGCGTTCGGTTACGGTGATCGAAGACTTGCAATCAGATGTATCGCATAGTCATTGTGATGACACTATATTCAACGAACGGCTTCGGTCGTTCGTTGCAATAGTGCTTCCACTGCACTCTTTATTTGTTATTTTTCCCCATGTCAGACACACAAAAGATTGTTGTTCGTGTACGTCCAAACCACCCGTCAGGAACAAGAAGAAGAGCATGATTCGTATTCGGAACACAGCCGTCACGCGTCGAAGTAACTGCTGAAGAATTGAAGCTGATTCAAGAAGATGAACATCTGATCATCGTGACGAAATGAACGTGACTTGATCAAGCGACTGATCAGAAGAAGTGAGTCACTCCTCCTACTTGAACAAGCGGCAATGACGATTCTGAAAAACCACCTTTGACAAAAAAGCAGATCATCGAACAACTTGAAGAAATGAAAGTCAAGTATGACAAGCGTGCGGATAGAGATGATTTGCTTGCAACTCTTGAAGAAGCTATCGCAACCGCTTGATCTTCTTCTGACGGTTCAAATGAAAATCTTGCTGAACTTTCTATCGAACAACTTGTTGCAAAGCTTGAAGCAAAATGACTTGTTGAAGGAACTGACTTCACAAAAGATGCTGACAAAGCAGACTTGATCGAATTACTTCTTGCATAGTTTTATTTTTTGACATTCATATCAATGACAGTGATGAACATCATGTACTTGTGTATCTGATTCGCTATTTGAACGGCGTTTCGATTATCAGTAGGAATTGCAATGGTTTTCAAAAGACGTTATCTTTCACACTAAAATTTATTTCTTTTGACGATCTTGAATGGAACAAGGGAAAGATAAATCATTCTTGATCGGTCAAGTAATCTGAACTGCGATTGTCACTTGAATATATGTCTTTCTGATCGTTACAGAAAAACCTATTCCATGAATGATTGACTGACTGTTTTGACTCGCTATCGCAACGCTTCTTGTAGGTGAGAAAGCAATTGATCGAATTACTAAAAGATGACCACCGCCACCAAACGTCTGACAATAATCTTGCATTATTGTCAGATTTTTTATATAGTGCAAGTGTTATTTATTCACAAAAATTGCTATGGTATACAACACAGCTACTGCAGTCAGAAAAGCTTCATGATTTGAATGAAACCCCGACATCACTGATGCAGTGATAGAATGACACATTCTTGACGCATACAATCTTCTTCTGTGATATATATGAAGTGTATATAATGTTGCACAGCTTACGTGATCAAACTTCACGTGATCACATGCAGCATGAATGCTGAAGCGTATTGAAATGCTTCTCGCATCGTGAAATCTTCTTTCCGACGAATATTGACCGAACCAACTTTGAACGCCGACAGATTGAGAGTTGAAGGTTGAAAAAGCAATGTGATTGATTGATAAGATAATGTGAGTTTGAGAAGACCCGCGTGTCAGATTACTGTGAAATGACGGGGTAGAATTCCCGCTTGTCTGACTGATAAGCACCCGTGCTCCTATCAGCTCGACGTGATTTGTCGGCAACACAAGCAAGTTTTCAGTCGATGATTCTCGATAAATGGTTGAAATATCTTTTTCAGTTATGTGAGAAAAACAACTGTCGCGCAATCTTCGTGTGCTTGCGACAAATATTGCAAACATGCAGTGATTCTTCAAAGAATCAATTGACATCGTACACAAGAGATCTGACAACGTATTCAAGTCGCAGTGATCAAACGTCGAGAAAGCACCAAAGTGGAAAGCACTTGCAGATCGTACACAGAAGGCACGTGATCGTCGTCGGTGATATTACAAGAGAACGCCGAACAAACCGTCGACACTTCGTCGAACGTGACGTTTGCAGAACGATGTCACCAAAGAAATCACAAGAACATACGGTGTATTTATGTACAATGCACCATACGCAATATATCACCAGGCGGGCGGTTGAAGATTGCCGAAGCGTGCTATCATTGATCTGAACAACTCTACAAACACACTTATCGTGAAAGCTATGCAGAAAAAGATTCAAGAAGATATATGAATATTCTGATTGCAGGTGTAGGGCTTGCAGTCAGATTTTTTTTTTATATATTCAAATCATTCAAGCGTTCGTCTTGTAGTTACTTACTTATTTATCACCCATGCACGAACCTATCACGGCAATTCAAGAGATCTTGAAGACTGCTGTCGCAGACGATGATTCACCATTGTACTGAATCAAGAAAGTATACTACGGCGACCCCGTCATCATTCCCGAATCGTCGATGCCTGCACTTTGCGTCGTTCCTATAGATGACGAATACACAAGAAGATGATCACGCTATGATCAAAAAGAACATACCATTGAAATACGTCTTGTATACAATCAAAAATCATATTTCGGCAAGAGTCAATCAGACCCCGACCCCGAAAAAGTTTTTGTTGTAGAAGATGCATTGTTGAAGATCGGAAAAGTATCAAGTCACAGTACAGACGCATTGACTGTGTGCTGATTGATACAAAAAAACCCGAGACTTACATACACATGATGAGACGCCGCAGAAGATAGTCGTGTTTTAAGAGTTACGTACGGGCTGACAGAGATGCGCTGATACAATACATACGAAGCTATAGTCAGAGTTATTGTCACTGTACTTGGCGATAGATAGTCGCTTTTTTATCTGCTTTTTTATACTCATGCAAGAACAAATCTGAATCAAGAACATTTCTTCTGAAAGGCAAGCAGTTGTCTGAATTCCTGCGTTTGCACCAGGTGAAGAAAGACTTGTCAGTCGTGAAGATGCTGATCATCTTTTGATGAATTCGTCTTTCGCTGAATGTGAAATCAAGTTTAAGTGAATCGAAGAAGATTCGCAAAAAGCAAAAAAGTAGTCAATAGTTTCCTTTTTTTACCCGTTCAAATTTATCACCATGATGACAAGATCTTGATACCTCGCTGTAAAGCGTGAATCAACCGTTGCAACAGCTGTGAAACCTTCACACTTTCTTCGTTTCAAAGACGGTGATTTGAAGTACACACAAGAAGTAATTGAAAACAACCCGATTCAGAACAACCGTCACAACTCTTTGAATGCTGTTCCTGGTAAAATTACCACAGATTGAACGTACAACTTCGACTTCGATTACAACGAAGCTGTTCACTGGATTGCTGCAGCTCTATGATGACTTGCAACAACCGACATCTGATCTATTGCAACGCAGGTTTATCGTCAGACAATCACGGTTGCAAATACGTTGCCTTCACTATCAGTTGAACAACTGAAAGGAGATTGAACTGATACGGCTTCGAATAGACAGAAATACGATGTCACACGTGGATATGGTGTTCTTGTCGATAGTTTCAAACTATCTGCTTCAGACTCGATCGTGAATCTTGAAGTAAACTTGAAAGCACACGGTGTGTTCACTTCTGCTTTTTTGATCAATGACGTCACTTCATGATCTTCAAAAGCTTTGTCGCTGAATACTATCGAATGACTTGTTGCAACAGATGATACAGTAAATATTTATGATAAAACACCACAGAATGAAGCAAAAGCAATTGCTTCTTTGAGTGCTTCAGCAAAAACAATCACAATTGCAACTCTTTCAAACAGCTACACTGTAGCAAACTACGCAAAGGTTGAACTTGTACCGCAGACGCCTTCATATTGAACAGCACCACAAATATGAATATTTACACAAGCAAAATTCCAATTTGCTTCTGTCTTCTCTTCATGTTCTGCAGCTGCCGAAGTAAATGTTGAAGATTGGGAATTTGAGTACATGAATAATCTCGAAGAAAGATTCTGATCACTTCGTGCTTCTCCTTCAGTTATCGCACCAAAGTGAAGTAAAGCAACATTGAAATTCACAAGATATTTTGAAAACCTTGCTGACCGTGATTTGTTCTTGCAGACAACAAAAACTGCATGCTTGTTGACTCTTACTAACGAAAAGAAAGTCGGTGCTTCTGATACGAACCTATTCAAGTATCAAATGCAAATTGAATTGAACGATCTTCGTTTCACGCTATACCGCCGACCATGTTATTAAACGCCCCCGATACCGCATCACGCGAGCTTGATATGAATTGAACAATCACGTCGATTGCAGTTTTGAATATATTCTGAATATTTAACCGTGTT